CCTCGCCATCCCTGCGCCGCCCAGCCACCCCAGGCAGTCACCAGCAGGGCCGCAACGAGGGCACCGGCACGTAGGTAGCTCACGCCTCACTCGCCGTTGCAGGGGCCGAACCGACAGCCAAGCCCGGATCCTGGGGAATCGGCACACCTGCCGGCCAGCGCAAGCCGATCAAAGGCTGCCGCCGGATCTCCCGGACGTTCACCTCATTATCTTGATTGCCGCCCAGCACCAAAGGGTAACCCGCCGGGCTGAACCCCGTCAGGAACCCGACGTGGTGAGGGAACACCGCCACGCACCCGCGCACCGGGTGATCGAGTGCAACACCCCAGGAAAGGTAGGATTTGGCCGATTCGAAGCGAGTGGACACAATGCCCACAAGTTCAAAGCAGAACCCGACGAACGCAGCGCACCATGGCGTCTCATCGTCTTTGATGCCGCCACGCCGAATGGTCTTCCACATGCGCACGATTGCCGGATGGTGATTGACGCCGGGGATCTCTCGGACCCCCTGATGCTTGATTGCCTCAATCAACCACGTGGGGTCATTTGCCGATTGCGCCATCACGCACTTCCCGAAGGATTTCGCCAGGGGCTTTGTCCTGGCTACGTTTGGCAAACCGGAACCACCAGCGCAGTACCAACCATGCGGGACACCCGCAGGCAAAGGCCAGCCCGAACAAAGCAGCCAGGCCCATGTAACTGTGCGCCCAGGCCTGCAAGTCAAAATACATCACGACCGCAGCGCCGCCACCCATACTGCCAACGACGGTAGAGATCAGAGCCACGGCCTGTTCCCGTTTGTTCTCTGGCCAAGTCATAAGCATGACGACAACCGCCGCCAGTCCAGCCGCAGCAGCCCCCACACCAGCCACGCCGCCCAGGGCTTTGAAACCGGCAGCCGCGCCGACGGTCGTTGTGGTCATAGAGTCTGACATTTCATCACCCCCAATTTCCGAAAGCAGACTCGATCGTGTGTCCGATGGAACTGCAATAGCGAAGGATGTTCGAAGTGTTGTTGTTGTCGTTGTAGAACCCATACTTCATGCTCTTGTTCACCTGCGTGTCTTGGGCAACACAATTGTGGAATCTGATCTGCTGCGGGTACGTGTAGTCAAATGCCCCGCGCATCACTTGAAATGCCGCAGTCGGCCATGTCGGGTAGTTTCTTGAGCTACCGGGATTTCTGGCCGTGCACTGCACAAAATCGATGTCCTCAATCCTTGGCAGATTCGCCTCTGATGGGCCGCTGATGACGAAGCATGCCCTTGCGCAATCGTCCACCTGGCATTCCATGACAAGCCCATGGCGCGCGCTGTTGGCCAACTTGATGCCGAAGGAATCGCAATCCCGAACCTTCGCGCCGACAATCGAAAAATTACGATTGCCGAAAGAGCCAGTGAAATCGATCCCCTCGCAACAAAAACTGATCACGGGTCGAATGAGCTCGATTGCATGCCCCCCGGAAACCGTTATTCCGTCTGTCTGGATAAACCAGTTGGCGCCAGGGATGTCAGAACCGAGCTTTTCGATAAGCGCGTCAATAACTTTCACATGGGAACAGCTGTTAAGCCACAGCCCGAATATTTGCTCAGAACCTGGGTCAGATGCCGCGGAAAACCGCATATCGTGAACGTTCAGATTCAGAATCGGAACCGGGTTATGCACACGAAGCAAGTAGAGCCCAGTCCCTTTGCCGTGGCCGAAAACCTCGATTCCATCCATCACGGCAGTGATGCCGCAACTTTCCAGATGGATGCCGGCAGAGTTTGAGAGGCTGCCGGCCTGCTTGTCGAGCCCGCGGTCCACCTTCACATTGCGCAAGCCACGTACCCATCCGCCTTGCTTCACCAGACTGCGCCGAGTAGCCGAGGGCGCCAGTTGAACGAATGTCGCGTTCTCGATCATGGCGCCATCGGGCAGCACCAAATCTCCTGCGATTTCATAGACGCCGCCTTGGCCATCCCATATCGGGGACAACGCAAGTGCGGCCTGTATTTCGGGTAGTTGGTCCATGATTACTTACCGATCTGACCGCGCAGCAACGCGATCTGGTCTTCCATTTCGGAGAGCCAGCCATCATCGATCCCAAGAATTGCCTCTCGAATTCTTCGGGGCTTGATTTCTGCTTCCAGCCGCAGAATTTGTTTCTTGATTTTCAACTCGCTGTCTTCCACTGGACTTTTCAGGACCAGCTTGCCATTTTCGCCGACAGCAATCTCTTGGCCTTTGGATTGCCCATCTTCCCGCAGGAATCTGGATTCAGCGTCAGACACTTCGATGGCATCCTCTGGGATATTCTTGTGAATATCGGTGTCATAAAAACCGCACGTGGAAGGAGAGAATTTTTTCATGTTGCTGTGCTCCTATCGCCCAATGGCTAGCCATCTTCCATCCTCGGAAGATGCGGCAGAGTTGTAAACCCGAAGTTGTGCTGTCGAAAGATTCTCAGTCGCCAGAGGATTGGGGGCAGCGGGTGCCGGACTGACGGTGCGATACCAACTAACAGCAGTCCAGTACAGGTTGTTTGGAAACACCAATGGGAAAGACACGCTAACAGCGGTGTTAGCCGTCACAGACACTTGACCCCATTGAAGGATAAATCCGCCTAGCCACGAAGGAAATTTGATATACCCCGAGTTCCCCAAGGAGATCGCAAATCCAAAACCGAGTTTCAGGGGGGTGGCGATACGCGTGTCATCGGTACGGGCATCCATTTCGGCTTGCGTGGCAATTTCAGCTACGCCAGCTTGCGTTTCCGTGGCCGCCGTGTGCAGTATTCCCGTTGCCGGATTCAACAACACCCATTTGTCCAAGGTCACATCGTGCTTGAACATTGCCCACGCCCCGGTACCCGGTAGATCGTTTGCGATCAAAGGCAAATTATTGCCTTTGACAATCGTTTTTGCGGCGGTCGCATTGGCCTGCAGTGTCGGCGTTGTATTTGAGTTAGCCGAAGCCACCCGGACTAATACGACTTGACCCGCAAGCGTAGTAATCGCAGGAGTAAAAGTTGCAGTCAAAGCATTGGCCGTACCACCCGCCGAGGCACTGGAGTATGCCGCTTGTTGAATCAAATCGGGCGTCGGCAACCGCGCCCAATTCGTCGTATTGGAGGGATCCGTGGTATTGGCGTTCACAAGGGATAGATAAATGAACCCATCCGTCCAGCGAACCAGCGCGTCGTGGCTGTAGCTATAGGGTGTCCCGCCGTTCAACACAGAGGTGATGAAGTCGGGAACGCCTTGGCTCTGCAGTTCCTGCAAAGCTAAAGTAACTTCATAGAAGAGGCTGTTCATTTTGTCCCGTTCGATGTTCTTCGAATCGGGGTCAGTGTCAACCAATTGATAGTCGGGGCCGTATCCCTCCGTATATGACACTGTGCCTGAAGGCTCCACTGCAATCGGAATAGGGGTACGGTCGCCGCCCAGGCCGAAAGCAACGCGGAAAAAATTATTCATGATAGAAATTCCCGTTAGAGAAGTTTTTACGGTACGCGCCGAAACCCCATCCGGCAGCCTGATTGGTAATAATGAAGTCTACCTCAACGCCCGCAGGTCGAGGTAGCAAATCATATTCGCGCAATACCGCAGTGAGTCGACTAGGCAAAGGCGTATCAAATACATAGCGCGCGCGCATGTTTTCTCCGTCGGACACGTACACGCCGGAAATGCCCGCAAAAACGTAATTCAAAAAAGCATTGATCTCCGTCACGGCCCCCCGTGTGATCAGTTGGAAATATCGCAATCGCAACACGAGCCTCTTTTGCTCAAGGGTGAGGCCGGATGTCGCGCTACTCGCAAAATTGCCATTCCCAAAATTGAAATCGTCCGCAGCAAAACCGAAATATTTTTTCCCAGCGGGTTCGCCCCCAGCCACCACTACCAGAGGAATATTGAGGAGGATCGCCCACACCGCCAACCCAAACTCATTAGCCGTGCGTAGATCAAAAACGTCATGCACCCAGTTCTCCCAAAACTCTGTTTGGTTCTGGTCGTACCAGGCCTGTTTCTGCTCCAATAGGCTTTGCAGACGCGCGGCATCGTTGTACTGCCACAGTAGTGCGCGTAGCAGATCAACAGAAAAATCAAATTGCTGAATTTTCATACGAGATTCACCGAAATATTCCCGCGAAGCAGCGTAGCTTTTTGCTCGAGGGTGATTGCGATTTCATCGGTTGTCCAGTCGATGGGAGAGAGCAAAGACACCTCGCATTTCACAACGAAAATGCCGGGGCTCTGTACCGACACAGAACCTGCGATCTCGAAAGGGGAGACGGAGGCGCCCACGATCAATCCCTCCTCGCCTTCCAGTTCGCCGTTTACGTAAGCCATCACGGCATCTCGCACGGCATTGAGGGGATCTGTCAGCGCTGACAGATTGCGGACGTAGAGCCGAGTCTGTACGGCTACCTCCTCGGGGCGTTGAAAGGAGACGGCATAGGTCTGACCGCTGGCGGGGTCCACTACGTCGACTTCCGTATCTCCGTTCCATCCCGCCCCCAGGCTCTTTGCCGTTAGCAGCGCCATCGCCACATCCGCGTCCGTGCCACCATCGACGCAAACGTAAATGCTGTGGGGGATCATCAGAATGCCGTCGATGGTGGCAGTTGCGTCGGTGACGTTCTCACGAAACACGCGCGATCGTACGCCATCCACGGCAGCGACAGCAGACATGATGGCTTCCGACAGCGCCACACCTTGAAGCGCCATTTTGTTCCGGCGCCCCGCGCGCGCCGACTGATCGGACTGAACGGCCACGCCAGGTATCGCGGCTTCGGGATTCGAAACCGTTTCCCAACCGAGAACCGCGCTCACGACCAGATTCAGAGCCCCCGCTGCTGCCGCCACAGGGCCGGAGTCGACGGCTTGAAAATCCACCGTGGCCATGCCAATCCCGTCTAGCGTCACATCAGAGATGGACTCAAACAACGTGCCGTTCTCAAGAGACGCTTGCGACCCTGCCGGAATCAAAGTCCCCGCCACTCCGGTAAGCTCAACATCGGGGATTGACGAGAACGTAGCGGGGAGACGTTCATCCCCCGTCAACGCCATGATGGCGTCAAGGAAGACTCCCCCCGCGAGATTCGGATTGATCTGATTGGCAAGAGCAGCGTTATTGCGCACAACTGTGGATCGCGCGGCCACTTCCGCCGTGATGAGCACGCCTTGCGGCGTGTTGGGGGTCACAACGAGGTCTTGACCCAGGGCATTGCGGTACTCTGCCACGACCTGAGATTCAATCGTCCCGGTGTCCGGCACAACAGCCCCGGTTTCTTCGATGTAAACGTAGTCAGCCATTCAGAACCCCCGGCCCGAAAGATGTTTGGATACGGGCTACATACGAGACGACGCCATTTGCCCGCGCGATATCGATACTTTCTACTCCAACTACGTCTGGGACCGCGAGTAGCGTGCGGCGCAAAAAGGCGTCAAACTGCGCCAGGTTCGGGGCGCCATTCCACACGACATCAAAGCTTGGGATGCCCTGATCGACGGCATAAATCATTTCTCCGAACTGAGTCTGCGCCGCCTGTTGCGCCGCCTGCATCACGGCCCGCAGCTGAGTCGCCGTGGCGAGAGAGCCGTCCACCCCCACGTATAGGTCATTGCTTCCGTCAACTGCAAGAACGAGCGTCACGGCATAGCCCCTCCAGAATTCACCGATCCGCCGCCGGTTTGAATGCCGCTGACGAGGTGGCGATGAGAGCTGAACGGAATGCCGCCGATGGTCGCACCCGCGCCCATCGTGACTAGCGCTACAAAAGATGCAGCACCCGTGACGGCCAAAGTCGCCGCAAGCGTCGTGTTCCCCGTAACGTCCAGCGTCTGTTCCATGATGACCGGATCCTTGAAAGTAGTTTCGCCCACGACTTCGACGCCCCCCTCGGTAAGCGTAATTGTCGTCCCGCCAACCGCGAGTTTAAGGGATGCTTCTCCGAGAGAGATTTTCACATTGCCGTCCAGACTCTGCAAGACCGCATTCTCTGCGTCCTCTTCTCCGATGTCGTAACCCGTCATCACGTCGGGAATGAAAACTGCGTCGCTGAAAGAGTGTAGGCGCACCGTGTTTGGGGCTTGTTCCCCATAGGTCTGCAAGAACAGGGAGATGTCGCGGTCATTCGCTTTGATCCAGCCGAGATCGCCGGCCTTCAAATTGAACGACAGCACAAATCCCCCGCCACCATACTGCAGAACAGGCACGCTTGCGATGGGCGCGCGCGACACCTGGCGATTGTCAGTCGTCAGTAGCCGCACGAGCGGCAACACGCGCGCGCGATTGGTGTTGCGGTCATAGCTTAAGACCCGGGCAGGTAGCATGTCGTCCACGCCCTGCAGGTGCTTTTTCAGTACCTCCCGGATCATGCCCAAGAGGCTGCCATCATCGGCGGGATCGCGAGAGGGCGTAGCGTGCGGAGTGGTAGCCATCAGAATGCCCCCGGAATACGCTGGGCTTCCGCCGTGTAATAGAACGGGTCATCCCGATTCGCCAGCTCGAAGTCCAACTTGTAAATGGTGTAGATGCCCGTGGCGGCGGGGTTCAATTGGCTGCGTACGTCTAAAGCGCCGCCCAGCACAATCTGGTTGTCAAACAGCATTCGAACTTTGATACCGCGCTCCGTGAACTCAGGAATACCGATCATGCCCGTATTCAGGTCAACCACGCGCGATCGGGACTGCAGGGGAACGCCGAAGTCTTTCACCACCAACGTCTTGTCATCCACGAAGGCATTTACGTTGCCCAAGCGCCCGAGCAATTCAACCTGTTTGATGGCTGCCCCGGTGAAATTGAAATTCGAAATCTGCCGGGGGCGCGCTTCGAATTGCAGCGCCAGCCCCAAATCTTGCGCGATTTTGTTCGCGATGTTTCGCATGGGGGCAGAACCGGGCTGCGACGTGGCCACGATGACGCCCTTGGAAAAATCCGACGTGGCCGCTTTGATCGTGACTGAAATGTCTGGGGGTTGGCCCCCCGTGGCATTCGTGATGTCACCTGAAAAGACCAAGGCATACCCGCTACTCTGGCGCCCCGCCTCCACCGTGAGAATCTTGCGCCGCTTGTTGGTATTGAAAGGGCTCGTCTCGGTCAGCAGAAAATCGCGAGTCGCTTTATCAAGGTTGGTGATCTTGACTTCGCATTCGTTTTGATTGGCGTTAGCAAACTTCGAACCCGCCGCCGTGATCTGCAAGCCCGTATAAAGCTTGAGCACGCCGTTAATTTCGATGCCAACGCGCAATAGGCGCGGGTCAAGGGTTGCCATCACGCACCCCGCAATTCAATCAGCTCTTGAGGGCTCAAGTAAACAAGCGCCTGGGTAACGCCGAACTGTTCGTAATTTGGCAAATCGCCGTCCTGCGTCAGTAATACGAAATTGCCGTCTTCCTGATAGCGGTAGGGAAGCAGAGGTGTCCCTGCCACCATGCGGGCACCCTGCACGAGTATTTCGTTATCACGGCTAATCGTGATTGCAGAACAACCCAGAACCGTCACGATGCGGAAATCGTAGAACCGTTCATTCAGCGTCGAACTGAACTCCTGATTCGGGACAGCGGCGATCTCGATTTCAAGCATCAGAATGCCCCCGACAAGATGGAACTACTGCGCGTAGAAGTGGTGCCCTCTTGCTGACCACGCGGGACGGTATTGGAATCCGCCGGCTGTGCGACTTTGAAAGAAGAAAATTGCGGTTGCACAAATTGGGCTTGCTTGAGCGAGAGCGCCAGAGTCACGCCGTCGTAAACATCCGTGCTTTCATCGTGTGGCATCTTCTCGATCAGCATGGAGGGAAACGAATCGGCGCGCGTCTGTACCGTCAGTAATTCCCCCGCCACGAAAATATCGCGCACTTGCTGATAGACGGCCCGGTAATCTGCAGTCACCAGCAACAGCGAAAGTTCAATCGAAATCGGCAAAATGATCCGGTGATCCGTGATCGTCGCGCCGGTTTCGATGGGGTGCTCCATGGCCTTCGATGCCCGCGTGATGGCGGCCTTGATCGCACGGGCCTGCACGAAAACTTGCGTCAGGTCTGCGCGGAGAACCGCTACCACATCTTGGGAGGGAAGAGCCGTCACGCTGCCACCCCGTCATCGTAGTTGTTCACGGCTTGGCGCATCTGCGTTTGCAAGCTTCCCCCGATTGCCTTGCTGATCCCATTGGCGTCTGTTGCCTGGGTCTGCACCACGAGATTGTCAATCTGCATGTTGCTGTTATTCGTGCGCGCAGAATTCGAGATGCTGGAAGATGATTGCGACGCGAGCGGAGAAGCCCCCGCCGTCGCGAGTGCGTTTTGCGCTGTTGCTACCCCCTGGCGGGTACGGCTGGCCGCACGCGGATTGCCCCCCTGATTGGCGTTTTCTTCGGGCTTCGCGGTTTGCTCTTCTTCATCATTTCCAAACCCGAAGAATTTCGCGACCGCGTTACCGGCGTCAAGCAACCACCCGACGGCCTCCCCGATCCCTTCGATAGCGGCTAGAACGCCATCGATGATGGCATTCAACACGAACAGCACTGCCTCGCCGGCAAACTTGATCCCGTCCCACACGTCGGAAATCACCGTCCCAACGCCTTTGATGATCAGGCCCAGAAGGGGGAAGCGTTCCAACAATTTGCCGATAAGAGAATCACCACCCTCCAAGAAAACCATGATGTCTTCGTAAAGCAGCGCGAACGCCGCTGCAATGCCGGCCACGAGGGCACCGATAAGATAGAAAGGAGCAAAGGCGATCACCGCTGCCGTGGCGATGCTGATAAGCGGCGGCAACACGAAGTAAAGCAGCGCGGCACCCAAGGCGATCACCAGGCCCGTCATGAAACCCGCATGTTTGCGCATGAACGTTCCGAGTTTTTCGAAAGCAGCCGACACCCACGTAAGCGCGGGCAATACCTTTTCTGCAACGGCCAACCAAACCCCGCGCCAGGCCATCGCCGTGTAATCCTGTTGATCATTGAACTTGGCCGAGATCTCCGCTTGAGCTTTCGTCACGGTGCCCAGCTCGCGCTGTTTCGCAATCTGCAGCTCGATCTCGCGACGACCTTGCTGCAGGAGCATGATCGTGCCTTGGTCAAGCCCCAATTTTTTGCCCATGCCAATCTGTTGTTGGGCTGAAAGCTTCTCAAACGAGTCAGCCAAGGGCAGCAATAGCTCCATGGCAGACTTGCCCTTGTAAGCCGTGCTGTCCAGATCGATGCCCAGCTCTTTGAGGAATGGGGCAACCCGGCTTTTGCCGGTCACATCGATCTGCGTCAGAGAGGTATCGAGGCTATCGAGAGAGCCAATCAGGCCCTCCACACTGCCGCCGGCGATCGTGGCTGCACCACCCCAGGCGGAAAGCGTCTCTGGGTCGAGTCCTCGTGAATTGGCCGCTTCGCCGAGTTTGTCGGCAGCGTCAGCCGCATTGAATAACGCTTGAGTCATTGCACCCAGCGAGGTAGCGGCCAGCGCCGCCCCTCCAAGTTGCAAGACCATTTTTTTCAGGCTGTCGCCGAGTTTGGCGGCGCCCTTATCTATCTTTTCCAACCCATCGCGGAGTTGTTTCACTTTCCGTTCAGACTCGGTAAGGCCGTCGTCCAGACTCGATGCGTCCGATTCGAAGAGGAAAGTAAAGGCTTCTAGCAGCATGCTCATTTCCTCTTCGCGTGTTCGATGGCCAGGTGCTCGTTATACCGCGTGACCATAATGACCTCCCAGAGATCGAACGCATCCTCTAGGTCATAGATCGTCCTCAGCTCATTCAGGGTTGCTTTGTCTTCGGCAAGGATTGCCCCAAGGAATCCGTCAACGTTTTGGAAATCCACGCTTGGGCTTTCTTGGCGAACCCGGCGAAGAAAGTCGAGGCTCGCCCGTTCCCGAAAAAACTTACGTTGTACTCCATCATGGCGATTTCCACACGGGCCAGCGCCTCCCAATCTGGGACATGGTTGTCCACCAGGGCGCGCGTAGTCAGGCACAGGCCGGGGGCGTCTGGATCGTCCGGCTTGGGCACCGCGACGTAGCCCATCAACTTGAGCATGGTTTCTTCGTTCACTGCGTAGTCCCCAAGCTTCGGCATGGCCGAAAGGGGATACTTGGCGATGATCTCGCGCCCTTGGACTGCAGGAAAACGACTGACGAAGTAAGCGCGGGTTTCCCCGTCCTGCGTGGTTACTTCGATTCGCTTGGGCTTGAGGAGGTTCATAGTTAAGTCCCGCTGATGTTCTCGAAGGCGAAGGCGTACGCCTTGGATTTGAGTCGTCCCGCGCTGGCAACGCCATTGGCGGGCATGCCGTCAGTGATGACGCCATTCGAAAACGTCTTGGTCGAACCGTCGGGATAGATGCCCGTCAACGTGATGACGTCCCGAGCACCTTGCTTACCGCGGCCAACGCGGTTGTTCTCGAGCAGCACGGCCATGTTGCGGTCATCCTCGCTCGCGGGCACGAGGTTGATCGTGGGCGTGATCGGATTGGCCTTTTTCCAAGTGATGAGGTCGCCATTGAGCCCCATCGCCTTATCGGCCACCTGTTGACTCGGGACATCAAACGGGTCTGCGTCATCCGCAAACTGCGTGAGTTCGATGCCGTTGGGGAAGGTTACGGAAGCGACAAGGCGCAACCGCAACCCAAAGCCAGAAATATCAGGCATGGTGCTCTCCTCAGATCAGAACGTGGGAACCCTCAACCTTGCGAATGGCGTCGTCCTTGCTGTAGATCAGCGTGTAGACAGCCTTCCACTCGGTGGTGTTGGTTTCGGTGACATAGGACTGGATAGTGCAATCCAGCCAGTAGCCGGAATTGAAAACCTGTTGCCAGGCTTCGGGATCTCCGGTCAGGTTGCCGATGAACAATTTCTGCGTGGTGTTCAGCGGCTTCGCAATGCTGATGGTGCCATTGAACAGCGCCTGTTCGACCACGCTCTGCAGGATGGCGAGCAATTGCCCCCGGCCCGTTGCGTTGGCCGGAACGCGGGCCAGCGACAGCAGCAACGACATGATGGCGGTGCCGGCGGCATCCTTGAGCCAGATTTCATTGGCATAGGTGTTCATGTCCACCGGGTCGGTCGCCAGGCCCATCAACACGCCGCGTTGGTAGAACTGAATGAACGTGCCCGCAGTCTGGGTGCGCCCGTAGTAGTTGACCCGGGCCGCGTCCATTGCATCAGCAACCGCGTTCGTCTCCACCGAGGGAGAAAGCGTTGCCTGTTGGAACATATAGTTTTGCACGCTGTTGCGGCGCGAGTAGTCTGTCGCGGCCAGGATCGCCGCAGGCAGCAACTCGGGGAACTCGTCTTCGTCCGGGGCCAGGGTAACACCCACGCCTGAGAAGCCCGACAGCGCGCCGTAGTACGCCGCCGCATCGGCTTCCAGCACGCGCAGGAGGAACATGAACGACACGTTGTAAGGGTCGTTGACCGCGGCGACCTCGGTAGCTTGCTCCAGGGTGATGCTATCGATGAAATTGAAGGTCGCGAAGTTATTCGAAACCGCCACGCTTGCGGAGAAGTCCGAGGACGGTTCAGCAGCTGCCACGCCTGGCGAGAAAACCCCCGTTGCATCCCAGCCCAGAACACCCGCGATGGGGGCACCCGTGGCCGCCGCTGCCACCGCCACAGGGGCGAGCCCGGTCGAACCGCCCACGAGTTCGAATTTCCGCGCCGTGGCGTTGTACGTCACCGTCGCGGCGGTCCATTGGGCACCACCGGCGGTAATGGCTTGGATGGCCGTTTGAATGATGGCT